AACGACCTTTACTTGGGGGTACTGGCTCAAGAAGAACCTTAACCCCTCGTTATCGCCCTCCCATTCTGTGAACTCACCCGTTTCTTCATCAACAAGCATTGGGACCATTTCCCAACCCTGTATATAATGCTCATTGAAAGAGACAAAGCCCTCGCCGTTAGGTTGTCTTTGATAAGGGAGCCAAGTAAACTTATCGTCTCTAGAGAGTCCCTGCTTAGACAACATGGCGATATCTTTCTCTTGTCCTGGAAGAAGAGAAGATGCAAGTCGCATGCTAAGATACTTGCGCTTAATGACATACGAGCAATCGGAAAAATCTAATTTAGTAAAATATGGGTCAGTTATGAAGCCGTTATATGGGTCTCTACTAAAACGGATATCGCCATTTACTGGATCATCTCTATAGTCCATCCAAATGTTTAACAGGTTGAAACCAGTCTTTATCGCGCCCCCGAAACCATCAGAGATGCTTTTGTATCCATCCCCATAATTAAGAGCATGAAGCAGTAGTTGTGAGCGTTGGTCGGCTGATGCTTGATCAGAACTCTCTATAGGAACAACAACTGAACTTAGGCGGTTTTTTATCTGGTAACCCGTTAGAAGATTTATATTCCTACGAATATAGTTAAAAACAAGGGCATTTCTTCCCTCTGAAAAGAGCTTCTGTTTTTCTTTCTCGTCCCACTGATCCCCAAGATAACTGCGTAAATCTCTCTCGGCTAGTGGATAAAAAGGGTTCCAAGCATGGTAAGCTTCTTGGTATTGCTCATCGTATTCTCGTACAATAGAATTATCTGACATTCTCTTCCTCGCGTGTAGTCGACTTTTCCCATTGCTGGGGTGGTTAAAAGTCTTATCTGGTTACTTCTTAAACTTCCGAAGTATGCTCGTTAACATTGACAGTTTCTCTATTTTACCACCTTTTTTAGTTGCGGTTTTTAATTTAGATGCAAGAACGGTTTTCTTTTTACTTACGGGCTTTTTCTTTTCCATTATTCACCAAACGCAGTTAAGGTTTGTCTTTCGTAGCCAGAAATTGGTGTGAAATCAATATCAAGGCCAGTTTCATCTTTTATGAAGCTCTCAACGGCCTCTTCTGCGAAATTATCTGGGTAGTCTTCTTGCCAACTCATAAATGTGCTGCAACCCGTTAAAGTTAACAATACACACATAATAAATAGTTTTTTCATGGTTCTCCCTGATTTGTGCTTTACAAAAGATAGAAATTAGTGCAAAGTGTTTTGCCCTCACTATCCCTATTATACCTTAAATTTTAATTAATTTCTATATGAATTATAGTTATCCGAATATGTCGTTAAGAACGGAAAGACAATGTTTTTTGACTTCTTCTTTAGGAAATTGTTTAAAAAAACACTCGTCACATTTAAACTCTGAGTAGTTACGAAAGAAATCCTTGCCACATTTCCAACACACAGAGGGTCTTATTTCGGAATTGTTAATCCAACCTTCCACAACCCCGTCAATATCTTTTCTCGTTATCTCTGTTGGTTCGTTTTCTTCGTTCATATAAGACCTGTTAATAATTTAAACGCCGTTTTAACTTGCAGTGGCACTACTGAGTTGCCAAGGGCTTTAATTCGGTGTATCCGATTGGGTAGCCCATTAACCACTCTACCCACATCGGGTTCAACTGTCCAGTAGTCGCTTGTGATTGTATTACTGTGCCTAGCTTTGGGGAATGTCGATTCCCCTGAGTCTTTGAGTCCTTCCAGTCTCTTGCGTTTGGGGTCGGAAATCTTGCAGCAAACGTCACCTCTCTCACCTTCTGGGTTAAGCTCTTCCCGTATCCTGTAGAACACCATGTCGGTTCGCACGCTCTCGGAGTGGGCCAACAAAAACCATCTTTCTCTTTTGTGCCTCGCTCCCACATCACCAGCGGATAAATTACACCATCTACAATCATACCCTCTTTCGGCCAGTTCTTTACAAACTCGCTCTGCTCCTTTTGTCCTAATATTTGGGACGTTTTCAAGGAATACGAAGGGAGCTTTCGTTTCACCGAGGAGTCTAAATATCTCAAAAACAAGGCTGCTTCGCTCTCCCTCCAGGCCCTTTCCGCGTCCTGCAACTGAAATATCTTGGCAGGGGAATCCGCCATAGATGATATCGACTTGAGGTAGTTCTTTCGCAGAAAGAGTTCGTATGTAGTCCCAAATTGGTGCCTTGGGCAGATTCCCCTCCTGCATTCTCTGCAAGAGGACACTTTGACAGTATGGGTCGAGTTCACAATAGGCGACTGGTTTAACCCATTCTTGCAGAGCACGGGTAATTCCTCTGATCCCTACAAATAAATCCAAACCATACATTAATACCTACCGCCGTACTTCTGTTCTAGTTCTTCAGCATCTTTTTCTGTGAACTCTGGACGTAAATTCATAGCAAAGAAATGCGAGTATAGACAATATCTTAAACTGTCTGCGCAATGGTCATTTTTCTTTATAGGCTTGTCTTCACCCCTTTCAGAGGCTTTAGAATCCCAAAGATAGGTGCTGAACTCTTTAATGGTCTCTGTGCAATTAGAGCATACCTTAAACGTACCGTTTGACAACAGTTGCCCTACAAACCGTATTCCAGGTATAACATCGTTAATAGCATCCGTTACGCCAGAAACGCCATTCCTCCTAAGCTCTTGCTTAAAAGAAGCTGCCGATGGATCGATATAAATTCGTTTAACGTTGTAGCCTCTGATAAACTCTACCAAATCAAGCGAGTAGTCATAATCAGACTTTTGCCTCATCTCTTTCTTAGAGTCGTAATAGTACTCCTTTTCTAGCCACATGTTTGGGTAGCTACCAGAGTTATAACCAACTAAGGTAAAAACACTTGGGTTCGTGGTCCCATAATCGACACCTACGACATAATATGTAGCCTCAGATGTAGGCATGGGAATTATGTGAATTTCTTCATCGAAAAAATCATAAACAGCCCCATCGGCAAGCACCCACTCGCCTAAGATGTATCTTTTATACCACAGCCCTTGATATTCGTCTGATAGGTCCTTGATATACTCCTCAGAAAGGGTCGGATTGTCACGAATATTGTAAGAGAATACCTTCAAGTTAAGCTCACTCTCTCTGTCGATAAAGTCCCTTTTAAGCCAGTGATATGGGGAATCTGGATTAGTAGAACAAAACAACTGAGATCCAGGTATAGACAGCCTAGACAAGAGCATTTTAAAGAAGTTTTCGGGGAGAAGAGAAGCCTCGTCTATCAATGCCCCTGCAAATTCAGATCCTCTAATTTTGGCCTCTGCCCTGTCGTCATTGGCACCAACAACGTACATCATGCGATTATAAAGAGTAACCTCTCCCTGCCCAATGGAGTATTGCACCGCATCCCCTACGGCTTCTTGCAGCGGGGCAATGATGTTTCTTTTGATGGTCTTATCAGTTCTTCCGCATATAATTAAAGGACCATTAGGTCCAGTTCTACAGAAATCGAGCCACTTAAGCAGTGCTATAAAGGACTTACCAGCGCGTACAGGACCCTCAAAGATGTTGATTCTAGCGGTTGACTCCTTATACGACTCAATTTGCTTGTCGCTAAGCCTTTCTAATGCCATTTAACCGTCCTTGTTTAATCTTTATGTGGTGGATTAGGCCCCTTTCTCATATTAAGTACAAAAGTGTCGTTTGTAATATATGGTTTAAACTCAAAAACAACAGGCCCACTAGGGTACAGATTTAACGCCTGGTCGTCTTCTTTAACTTCTTTTTTCTTTTTCCACTTTATAAATCCATAAATGTTTATTATTGCAGATATCAAGGTGCTTACGGTTTGTACCTTAAGGCCTAAGTTGTAATTTCTTACTGACCAATACAGCAAACAAACCAGCCAAACCAAGAAGCAGACCCTCTTGCCCCTGACGTTTAGAATCCTGCCAAACTTGCCTAGTATACTAATAATTAAGTCTGTAAACTCACCTATCATCTTCACCCGTCCTTAGTCAGAGCGCGTTGGTTAGTAACGAATCTATAAAGTGTTTAAGAAGAAGAAAACCACCTACTCCTATTGCTGTACCTACTACTGTTGCTATACCAAGCCAAATTATGCCACATACTAGTTCTTTAGTATCATCTCCCATTTTATTCTCCTGTTATTAAATTACTCACCTATCATCTTCACCCGTCCTTAGTCAGAGCGCGTTGGTTAGTAACTTTTCTATCACAGAACTTAGCTCATATATCAGGGTTTTTTGGTTATGGGCTTCAAAAGCTGGATTCTGTGGGAGAATAGCCCTGTTTTTTGCCTCTATTAGGTTTTCTAGGGCTTTCTTTCTTAGTTTTCTTTTTTTGAACATAAAGGTTCCGTTAATTAACTGGTAAGCAAAACTCAACAGGTTTAGTGCAAACAGGACACTCAACAAATACCGTTTGGTAATATTCTGGGTTATTGTCTTGTTGGGTGTAAACGACCGCTTCCTTTCCACACTTAGAACACGTTCCAACATATTTGTAATTTAACATGTCATGAATCTTCGGGTTTCTGTCTCGCTCTATA